AAGTCTTGACGACCGACAATGTGAACTCGTATTCACACATGTTGGCATCGATGGCCAGAATCAACGCCTCGGCTTGCTTGGTGCTCAGTTGGCGGGTGGCGTCTATCACATCCGCCAAGTTAACGTTCAGTTGTAGCTCCATGATTTCTCCATGCATTACGGGTAGTGGCCAGCAAGCGCTGGATTGCGTCAGTCATCCTTGTTCTTGATGGCGGTAACGTAGACCCATGCCACGCAGACTGCGATCACGGCGCCAAGAAATGCTTCAGGCCAACTCATAGTGATTTTTCCTTCTCCGGATTAGCCTTCACCCAACTTCTAGCCCAGCGCTCCATGAGAACGCCGGTATGCGCCCAGTTTTCAGCGTGGCGGTCGATTAGGTGGAAGGCGACGGCGGGGTCGATCTTGGCCCAGTCTTTCGGGTCGCCGAAGTCGATGGCGGGTAGGTCGTTCACGCTTGCTCCTTTGCTATGGCGGCGTCGACTGCTGCATCAAGCTCATCACCCACAAGCGCCCATCGATCGGGCCACTCGTGGCTGTCCACGTGCACAAACAGCGTGCCGTTTATCTCGCCGTCGACAAGAACGCTGTCCCGCAGCCACGCGTACCGCCGCGCCATCGCCACCAGCGCATCCCGCTCCGCGCGCGACAGAGTGACCGCCTCGCCATCCGTCTTGCAGTACGTAGGGCGCTGCGCAATGGCTTCCAGTGCTTCCTTGTCCATTACTGCTCCTTGTTGTCGGTGGCGCGCTTGTTCCACTTATCCACGTGATCGCCCTTATCTGACCAAGGGGCTTGCGCGCCGCAATGGCCGCACTTGACGAAGTAGGCAGGGTGAAGAACGGTACCTTCGATATGCTCGATTTCTGGGTCGTTTTCGCCGCAGAACGGGCAAGGTTTCAGGTCAGCCATGTTCCCCGCCTCCGTCCTTGCTGGGCTGGGTCAGCATGATTTCGAGCATGGCCATATCCCTGGGGTCCAGTTTCCAGTCGACGCTTACGACGTTGGCCTGCCGAATGCCATCAGCAGCACGATATCGAATATGGTCGCCAGGCATGATGGGGCATTCCGAGTGGACAAGTACGGTGTAGCGGCGTCGACTCAGCCACCAGTCCTTGAGCCGCTCAACCAGCTTCGCCGCTTTGGCTGGGTGAAACGTGGCCCCGTGGATGGCGTGGCCCCAGCGGCCATTGGTGAAATCAATGATCGCCATCGCGCTCTCCTTGTTCGGCCTGGGTGGCAGAAAGGGCGGCGCGGATGAAGACGTCTTTGCCTTCCAGCTCGCCCGGCAGTTCATCAGTGATGCCAGCCCATACGCCAGCGCCGATCCACTTCACACGGTAGGGGCCGTACACCTGGCCATCCCCGGCGCGCTGCTGGCGGTCTATGTCAACATCGGCGGATGGCGTGTTGACATAGCGCTGGCGGTCGGCCAGCACGGCGGCGCGGGCGTATTCCTTCATCTGGTCGCCGTCGTAGACCTCTTCGTCTATGTCATCCTCGCCGTTGTAGATGATCCGAGGTTCTGGCAGCGGAGGGAGCTTCGCCCGCTCATCGCCCGCCTGCACGCCCTCCGCGCGCAGCTTGGACAGCAGGGCGGATTCTATGGCGCGGCCGTTTCGGATCATTCGTGCTTCGGATTGACCGTAGAGGGTAGCGGCCAGGATTTCGTCATCCGTCAGCACGGGCTGGGCGGCGTTGTTCTGGTTGGTCATGCTTTTTCCTTGTCTGCTGTGGCGCATCCATTCGGCAGATGCCAATGCGGGCACCACAGCCAGGGGTTGTCAGGTTCTTCGGTATCCCAGGTCCACCCGTCAGGCAACGGGTCGAGTGACGATGGGGCCTTCCCGCACCTTGCGCAGCCCGCCCACATCAGTGTCACCAGATCCTTGTCCATTTCGGCATTCCTCCAGAGTCTTGGGATCGCCACAGCGACAGATTTGCGGCCAGCACGGCCAGCAGTTCCAGGCATTGCCCTGAGCGGCTTCCGTCAGCACGCGCTGGGTGATGTCGTCTTGTTGGGTCATGCTGCTTTCCTTATGGCGTCGATGGCGTAGGCCGCCAGCGGCGGCGGGTTGGCGTTGCCGAGCATGTGCAGGGCGAGCGCGCCGTTTGTGGGCAGGCGGTAATCAGCGGGGAATCCCATGGCGGCGCAGTTCTCGGCCGTGGTCAGCATCCGCATGCGGTCCCCGTCCACGACGGCCCAGCGGGCGACAGTGGTGATGGTGCCGAGGGGACGATCCAGGGACCGACCCGTGAGACCCGATCCGGACCCGTAGTAGGGCATCACGAAGCGATCGCCGAACCGCTGGCGCCCGGCGCGCACGCGGGCCAACGTCTTCGGGGAGCGCCCCGGGCGTTCAATCAAGGACCAAGTGCCGTCGTCGAAGTCGATGACGTCGCGGATGGGCCGGTGCGCAACCTTGGGCGCGGCCAACTCGATAGGGTGCTTGCTCCGGGTGGCGGCAATCAGAATGCGCCGCCGATGCTGGGGCACGCCGCAATCCGCTGCATCCCAGATGACCGGGGACAGGGCGTAGCCCAGTGCATTCATCGCTGCGCACCATGCTGGGTAGAGTTCCCATTTGGCGAACTCCGGCACGTTCTCCACCAGGACGAAGGGCGGCCGGTGGCATTCAGCGGCGGATATGACGGCCCAAGCAGTGGCGCGTGCTGCGTCGTGGTGGGGCTGTTCCTTGCCGCGGGCGTTGGTATGGCCTGTACATGCCGGTGACGCAAGCTGGATGTCATGCCCGGGCACACGGGTCCAGTCAGCCTGGTGCAGGTCCTGGCAGACGTGGATGGCTTCCGGGTGGTTTTCCGCGTGGGTGTCCACTGCTGGCTTCGAGTGGTTGGCCGCCCAAACGACCTTGACGTCTACGCTTTTCGCACCCTCGGAATTGCCGCCAAGGCCGGCGAATAGATCGATGGCTGTTTCCATGCTCACCTCCCCGCGCCCTGGCCGCTCTGCTGGCCGTGCGTTTCCAGGTACAAAGCGATGAGTTTGTCGAAATTCTCGGCGTCATCGACCCGCATCTGGTAGAGCAGCTTTTCGCGCGTGTCGGCGATCGCCTGCTTAACGGGGTTGTCTTCAGCAATTTGCGGCTGATTGCGTTCGGCGTCCCTGCGTTTGACTTCCGCTAGGGCGCGGCCGCGCGCTTCGTAGAGCCGGTCAAGAAATGCTTTGCTGATGGCCATCACGCATCCCCCTTACGTTGGGCTGCAATGGCGGCGTCAGCTAGCGCGTCTAAATTTTCCGGCGTGTATTTCTCCATGTCCTGGGCGCTACACGCCTTCATCACGGCTTGAAGCAGGTCGGCATCTGAGGCCATCCAGTGCAGGGCGCGATACCGCGCCGCGTCCAGCGCATCGCAAGCAGCGGGAGCGGACAAGCGAGCACGCGCCTGCCATGCTTCCCATGCGCAATGCTGGGCGATGTCCATCCGCATGCTGCTCGGATCGTCGAGCATCTCGCAGTCCTTCAGCCCCCAAGCCTCGAACGCCTGGCGCTCGTCCTGCTCTACCGTGGATACGGGGGCAGCAGGGGCGGCACGGACCGCCGCATTGTTCTTCGCATTCGCCTCGCCAGCCTCCACGCCAGCAAAGAACATTTCCTGTTCCTTAGCCGTGTTCCCGGTGCTGGCCAGGATGTCGTCGTTCAGTTTGGTCATATCAGGCTCCAAAAAGTCGCGGCACCGCCCATAGCCATACCGCAGCTACCGAACATGCCAAAACGGTCATTGCACCGAGGATTGCCCACGTAACCGCATAGTTGGGTTCGTCATCCTCATCGGGATGCCATTTGTCTTCATTACGCATGGCGTATCTCCAAGGCAATAGGGGAGGCAGCCCCGGCCATTAGGCGGGGTCTCCAGGTGGGTATGGCGGGGCTGCCTTAAGGCTCAAAAAGGCGGCGGGTCATCATCACCGTAGGCCGGCTGGCGCGTGGCCTGCGACGGCTTCTGCGGCTTTTCTTCCTTGGGCTTGACCGACAAGCTCATGAACTTGCCTTTATCGCATTCTTTGATCCAGGCTGACAGCCAGTACTCGACACCGCTAACGTTGACCGAACCTCGATAGTCCGGGTGGTTGTCATTTTCCTTGCGGTCGTTCTTGAACAGAACTCCACGGTTGGTATTGTCGTAAGGCATGTTTATCCCTTGATCTTCAAAAGTGTTTCCTGAACCAGCTCGAGGAAATGTGCTCGGCGGACGCGAAGCCGTTCAATTTCGTCTTGGTAGTCTTCCGCGCGAAGACGGTAGACCAGCAATTGCTTGTCTTCCGGGAAGTCAGCGCAGTAGCTAACGAAGTCGAACCAGTCGCGCCCGGTGCAGTCCAGATGGCCTATGAGTTGCCAGCGATATGCGGGGTCGAAGTCGCCCCTGGTCAGCGTGGCGTAGTGGGTGCTGGCAATGACAGACTTGATTTCGACACCGCCGTCATCGTTGACCAGACCATCCGGGGAATCTCCGTAAGTGCCATGGCAGAAGAATCCGCCGTTGCTAACGTCTACGAAGTACTCTTCCTCATAGAGCATGCGAGCTACCGGCTCCTGCTCGTGCCCGCGTTCCATGTGCTCGTTGTTGAAGCTGTATTCAGCCTTCTTGCCGGTGGCCAACTCTAGGGCGAGCTGAAGGGCGTATCGCTTGGCGGGGTCTCCGAAGGCCTTACCGTCGTTCGCCATGATGCAAGCAAAGTTCGATGCAGTAGCCTTTCCTAGACGCAGTGCCTGCCATTCATCAGTGTTCTGCTGAACGTCATGAAACTGCATCTTCCGTCTCCGCGGCCTCACACTCCTTGATGAGCTGGGCCTGATGCTCCTCAGACATACCCATGCGGGCCAGAACCGCGTCTAGGTTGCCGTCGCGCTTGTATGCCGCCTTGGCGTTCTCCCAGGCCTTGATCTGGTTGGGAGTCAGATACTTGCGCTCCGGCGCATGCGGGCTGATCCGCAGTCCTTCAACCGTCTCCTTGCCGAATCGGACGTTATGGTCAACGTAGACGGTGATCCTGACGTTCTGCCAGTCGTCGATAAAGGCCGAGCCGGTCAGGCCCTTCATGGTCTTGCTATTCGAAGCGTTCAGGATCATGGGTTTCAGCTTTTCGCCCGGGCGTAGTTCCTTCTCGACGAAGTGAGCGGTGTTGAACATGTCCTTCGTCTTCTTGGTCCGATCAATCTCGAGCGAGACCCGGGCGACCGTCAAAACGGTAGGCTCGACGATATCGGCACTGCTCAGGTACGGGCTGTCGAAAGCCTTCCTGTAATGCGTTTTCTCGGTCATAGTCATTCCTTAGCTGCCACAGCCGTCGTGCGATCCTTAGCCCAGCGCTCGTTAGATTTATCGTCAGAGTGTTGTAGGGCTGCGGTGATGCCTACGATGGCGCAGATGAGCGAAAAAATGCCCACGGCGGTGTGGGCATCGGTTTGGAGTAGCTTTCGTAGGAGGCGGATCATTGGTCACCTCGGGCGGCTAGCATGGAGTCGGCCATGGCGTAGGCAACTTTGGCCACTCGCTGAATCTCAGCGGTCCCCGCTGCCGGGTTCAGCCCCTCGTTCCACCACCGCGTGGGAGTGAGGTCCATCGCGCTGCACATGGCCTTGGCCGCGAAGTAGTCGCGCAGGGTCATGCCGGTGTTGGTCAAGACCTCGCGCTGCTTGGCACTCTGGGCGCGGCCAGGGTCGGGGAAGGCTGGGCCGCCGTCGTTGATCTTTTCCATTACCAGTTCCCTCCAGCAGTGGCCGCTTCACCGAAGCAGCACGGGCCGCAAAGGGCCACGGGATGCACGGTGGGAACCTGTTCACAGTTCTGGCAGGGCGTTTCCCAATCCTTGTCGCCGTTCTTGAGCTTGACGCCGCCGGCAGCCGCCGCGCGTTTGGCCAATTGGGCGCGCACTTCGGTGTGGATCTGGTCCATCGAGCCAACGTCGTGCAAGCGCGCCAAGCGCCGGGCTTCGACCGATTCGGGCAGGAAGTCGGCGCTGGCGCCTTGCTGCTTGCCGACGCGGATGCCGCCGCCGACGATCTCGGCCAGATAGTGGCCGTCGTGGAACAGGGCCAGGATGTTGCTGTTCGGGGCGCTCATACTTTGCTCCAATCCGGCCAGTAGCCGCGTACGTAGTTCTTGGTGTGGTAGTCGGCAAGCTTCCATATCGCAAGCTTCACCATGTCTTGTGCTGCCTGCCCCATGATTCCGTTGTAGGCTTGCTTGAGGATCACATCCGGCTTGTCGGCTTCGGATGCGAAGTGGTGAAGCTCGCAGGCATCGGGGTTGTGCCGCTCTTGCCCGATCTCTTCGATGATCTGGTGCCGCCACTTGAACAAATCCGCCCCAATCTCCCTGACTACCTCTGCATACCGCATGTCGTAGATTTCTTGGGGCGGGTCGAAGGTGAAGCGTGATCCCATGTCTACCTCCACCCCACCACGTACCAAAGCGGGATCAAAAGAATTGCGTAGAACCACCAGAAGCTAAGTAGGTTCTTGATCAGCACCTTCAGCATGGTTGTTCTCCTGGCGAATGGAGCCAGCAATATCTGGATCAACAAACAGCAACATGGGAATGAGCTTGTTGTTCTCAGGATTCAAAACTGCTCTCAAGTCTTCGTACGGAGAACCCAGTTGTTCGATGCGGATTTCCACCGGTACAACGACCGTCTTATGCTTCGTGGTTCGCACGTTTCCGTTGACGAAACTGGAAATAGGGTGAACGTAGAAACCATCTGGCAGAGAACGAATAGCTTTGATCAAAGCTTCACTTTTGCTCATGGTTGTTCTCCTTGGGAGGGGCAGTCTCCAGGGCAGCGCGGGCGGCTGCAACTGCCGGCGCATCTTGGTGACGCTTGTACGGATTTCGGTCGGCGGCCCATTTGCGTCCGCAGTCGTCGCAGATAGTCCACAGCGTGCCGGCCTTATGGCGGTTTTCATGTGTGCAAGTGTTGAGGTCAACATAGGCCAGCAAGTCCGCCAATATGGGCCGAAGATCCACTCCATTCGAGACCGCCAATACTTCACGTACCGCTTGTTCGGCGTAGGCGTCCAAGGCTTCCTGCGAGTATGCGAACTTGATTTGACCGGGCACGCCAACATCCATCGGCGGCCGCGGCGGCAGCTTGATAGGGGAGTTCATGTAATCTCCAATCAGGTATATGAAGAGGGCAACCCTAGTCGGCACCCGCAAGCAGGTCGGCGGCATACCGGGATTTCGTCCGCCCCGTTCCCCAACTGCTCAATGCCGCTGGACGGGTTGAGCGCCCGTATACGCGGCTACTTACCCTCAAGAAGACCGCCTGCGGACGTAGTAAGACTGCCTAGCCCGGTGCATGCACTTCTAGCCGGCCATTTCTGGCACAAGCGGTCTACTTGAAGACCCCGGGTTTCGTCCGGGAGACGGCCGACTGTTTCACGGTCGCCAAGGAGATTTGGTAGGGAGTGGCGGGACTCGAACCCGCATGCGCGCCGAGTGACACGCTGCCATTCACCCCCTCCAGACGGCACTACGCTTCCATAAAGCAGGATGTTTCGT